TGCCTGTGCAGATGGGTCAGAACCTTCTAAAGCTTTTACTATAGCTGCCTGATTTTTTGCTTTTGATAGTGCAAGATAAAAGGGAGAGGAATCTATTAAAGAGGTCTCTAGCTCTCCAGTATCTTGGTCAAATCCTGTAATCAAATTTTGACTACCCCTACTAATCGTAACTCCTGAACCACCTGCCAGTCCAATTTTTCTAACCTGTGATGCTCCAAGACCTGTAAAACCGGTTTGCATATCAAATCCTGAAGCTTCTGCGGTAATATTTTTAATCTCACTGGCTTTAAATTTACCCCCAGCATCTTGGATTACAAAATCAGGACTAAATCCACCAGCTTTTGCCTCAAGTTTAGTTGCTCCAAGATGTTTAATAACAGGTTCTTCTAAAAAAAGATTAATACGTGTCGCCAAACTCTGAAAATCTCTTGCTAAAGACTTTGATAAATCTATACTTCCAAATTTTCCTGATTTTGCCTTCGCAGTAACACGTCCATAAGTACCTGCAAATTGTCTGTATCCCTTGATTCCGTCAATGAAAGCAGTCGAGTCTTTTTTAACTGCGGATACTTGACCATTTACAATTACTTTTGATTGCATTTGTAATCTAAAAGACGCAAACGAAAAAGGAGCCATTATTGAATCACTCTATATAAATCTAATATACGACGAATATGTGGCGGGAAATTACTAGATAGTGAATAGTTCTCTCCTCTCTCACCTTCAAAAGAAAATCCTTTTTTCTCTTGATCTTGTTTATAAACTATTTTAATCATATCAAGAGTCGCCATTTGAAGATCTTGAGGAATATCGCTGGACTCATATCCCGCGCGATAATCGACCTTGACCCCGGAAGGAAATGGTTGAAATGAAGGAGGTCCTGATAAGGTAAGAGCAGGATAAGAATTTCGAATAGTTGGGTATACACCTCTTACTCCTACTGCACCTACGTCACGAGTTACTTCTCCCATGTCACGGCTAAAGTTATACTCGTTAGTTTCTGCATGAACATCTTTAGTTACAGTATCTCCGTTCTTACCATCAAAGTGTACCAACATAACAGTATCATCATCTGGTCTAAATCTATTTGTAGGAGGCGTAAAATTAGCTGTGTATCTTGCCTTATCAGATACACGAAGTTCGTCAATATACCCTTTGAATGTCGTACCTATTTCAACATTAGATGTAAAAGTATGATTTGATACTGCGTAAACGTTTGAAGCGTCAGAAATTACATTACCATTGTAGAATAAATGTAACTTTTCGTCGTCTAACTTACGGGAAACAGCAACATGCGCCCATCTGCGTTTAGCAAATTGTTGTGATTCTATTAAAACGTTAGGAGCTGTCACAACATTTGCAGCTCCAGAAATATTTGATTCAAATGCTAAACAATTTGCATTTGATAATCGTAACTGCATATAATTTGAGGAGTCTGTGTTAATTGAAAATATCACGTTATCTTGTATAGTCTCTTCATCAACTCGAATAAACATCTCAATGGTAAAATCACCCTCTTCAAATTTTAATTGTTCAGGTACTGTAGCGGAAGAGACAAAGTCATCGATATTAAGCTCCAATGAGGATTTACCAAACTTCTTAATTCTAGAATTAATATGTGCGTCATTTTTAAATGAAAGAGGTAGATCGTTTGTACTTGTTGTTACAGGTGTACCGATAGTAGTTGGGTCTGCTAATACCACATGATCAACTCCATTAAATTCAGTAACTTGATAAACATTATTGAGAGGTATACGTGACAGCATAACAGAAGTTTTACCTCCATCAAAAACCTCTACATAATCATTAGCTAAGATGGCGTGTCCAATATAATGTTCAACAACACCTGTTGCGTAGCTTATAATATTTGATAATCTAGCATCTTGAGTACTAGATGAGATACTAAGATAATCTTTAACCTGTGCTAAAGTAACATAGGGGTATTTTCCTAGTCCTTCTTCAAAACGATCTACCATTTTTTATTTCCTTACATGCCTGGTTTAGGAGCTGTCTTAACAGCTACTTTAACAGGTTTTGCTTCAACTTTTTTTACAGACTTCGGTGCCGGTGCTGCAACGACTGGAGCAGGTGGTGGTCCGGGATTAGCGCACATGTCTTCACCTGCCATAATACCGTCAATTTCTCCAACGCCATATCCGTGCTTTTGTAACCAACGGCGAGCTTCCGCGTCTGACATTCCTTTAATTTCTTCCATTTCTTTCTCCTTAAAAACTTAAGGGAGGCGTTGACCGCCTCCCCCAGTGTAGTTCAGTGATTTATAACTAACTAGCTATTAACCAGCGTCAATCACACAAGCGTATGCATACTTAGTTGCGTCAAGTGCTGCAGAGCTATTAGTTGTGAGGGCTTTAAAGTCAAAACGTGTACTCATGTACATTGCTGTGACCTGCTGGCGTGGCTCATACTCGCTCTCAATCTCAATACCACGACGTTCTGCAATCATGAAGCCTGGCTTGTAGACGAGTGCGCCAAGATGACGACCTGTTCCACCAACGTTATCCATGAACTCAGAGATAGCAATTGGAATACCGTAAACGGCGCCAACTGAACCTGTGAGGTAAGTTGCATTTGGACCAAACTTGTCAACAGTCTGGAAATCAGAAGTTGTTACAAGATTGTTATAGCCTTCGATTGAGGTAATAAACACGAGGTCGTTACCAAGCTGTAAGCCATATTTACCAAGCACTGTACGAGCAGCTGCGATATCTGTTGGATCAGCCTTATCGTTTGCTCCACCTGTTGCAACAGAAAGTGATGCGTCAGATGCGAGGTTTGTGATACCTTCGATAACAGATGCGTAACCTGTACCTGCGGTAATAGCGTTAGTTGGAGAAGCTGTAAAGCCTGTCAACGCGCCTGTACCACGTAGGATTGACTTATCGATGGCACGTGCCAAACGACGAGTTGCTGCAGCGCGCAAGAAGTCGAGGAGTGGAAGAACTGTATCTTCTTCTTCGTCTTTTGCGAGGTGAGTTGATGCCATAAATTTATGTGGTGTAAACTCAACTGCGCTGATGGTGTTCTGGTTTGATGCAGGAACACGAGTTGCTTCTGCAATACCAGTTGCGAATGTGCCAGAAGCAAACATTGCAACATCACCGTCAGTATCTTCGTCAGCTACTGGTACGCGGAAAGTCTTAGCATCCACTGCCATACGCTGGAACATAGGTGCAACTACAAGCTGCTGTTCCATCTCGGTATAGATGTTCTGTGAGAAGTTGCTCAAGAACTGGTCTACAGATGTGACTGCTTTAACTTTTTGACCTAGTTTGGTATCAAATGGGTCACGACGATTTAGCAACTTTGAAAGAATAACAGCGTTAGCCATTTCTTTTTCAGAGAACTGAGCTGCATTGCGTGACTGCTCTTGGAATTGCATCTTTGAGCGTTGAAGAGATGCGACCTCTTCTTTATATTTTTCCATCTGAGCCTTAAGTTCAGCGACTTGCTCAGATTCACGTGGTGTATAGGCAACTTCTGCGTTACCTTTCACGAGAGTTTGTTGGTCTTGTGCGTCTGACTCTTTTACGATAGCTTCACCGGTAGCTTTAACCAGTTCTGCAACTTGAGGCTCAGACACGTTAGCACGAGGTGCTTCTTTTTGTGTCTCGATTGCTACTTCTTTTTTAGCAGCTTCGAGATCAATTGTATCTACGACTTGATCAGCCATGTTGTCTTTCTCCTTTGTAGAAATGTTGTGAAGCTCTTCAGTCAGACTTTCGTTAGAATCTTCTTCTTCACTTGTTTGAGTTTTCTCGACTTGTGAAAGTTCATCTGCGTTCACATTAAGAACATTATCACAGTCATTTCCGTCAGCGTCAATCTGTAAAAACTTAAAGATTGGGCTTTGCTCAGTTGCGATAGTAGCAACCTTATACATTTTATTATGGAAATTTACTAAATCTCCATTTTGAAGTTTGCTTGCGTCTGTAGAAAGCAAGTTAACAAACGGGATAGACTCATTAGGATCACGTGCTATAAACACTTCCTCTTCATCATCCTTTTCCATTTCGTCTTCAATAGCTTCCTCGGCTTCAGCTTTGACTTCAACATCATCAGTTTCAGCTTTTTCTTCAACTGCTTCGTCATCGTCTTTTGTTTCAATGACTTCTTCAGTCTCTGTTTTCACTTCAACCTCCATTTCAGCTGTTTCTTCGACAGCTTCTTCAGATTTTGAGTTACTCATTGCTTCCTCCTCGGTTGGAGACATTGGACGCTCGTTTACAACCTCGCCCTCCTCCATATTATGAATTGGAACACCCATCATTGTAATATCATGTGTGTGGCCTTCGGCCTCAAGCACGACACCTCCAATGATTTTGTGAGCATGGTTTGCCATATGCGATGCGTATGTGGTTACACCATTGCCAGCATCATCCATTTCCACGGTATGATAATGACCTTCGCTCACGTCAGTAATTCCAGCTTTAATTTTACGCATCATCTTGATTTCGTTTTCGTCAGCCTCTTTAAGAGACTTTTTAAACTCGTTAAATTCATCAGCTGAATCGAATGATTTACGAATTGAAAATAGTGAATCTTGGTTACATGGAACAGACACAACAGAAATTTCTAGAAGTTCAACATCAGTAATCATCATTGAATCATCTTCTCTATTATATTTTCCATCCTTAACACGAAAACCTACACTAAAACTCTTCAAAGCACCGTCACGAATCAGGGTTTGTACACCATGAGTCTTTTCAGCTGCTTCGCTAACTGCACCTTCGACAAAGATACCTTTTTTATCGACCGTAATTTTATCAATACGACCGATAGGACAATCATGTTTATGTTGAAATAACATAACAGGATTTTTTCTAAAGTTCTCAACACCTTTTGCCCAGGCTTCTGCGGTAACAATATCTCCAGCACGATCTTTTGCTGTTGTATTCGCATAACCTGCAATTTTGAGAGCTTTACTTCCCTTTTTTACGCTCTTTGTTTCGAAAGCACTATTTAGATAAAATGTCTTATTCATCAGTTACTTCCTCGTTTTCTGATTCCCCTTCAGGGGGTCTTCCACCTTGAGTAGCATCAGTTGCACTACCTGTGATGTTTTGTGGTACTCTTATACTATCATTTCCTTCCAATTTTGGAAATCTTAATCCTTCACGAGCTTCATTTGGGGTTATAATTCCAGTGTTTACCAGAGTAGAGTAGTAAACTGCTTGTGTTCTGTTATCTGGTTGCAAGGCTGGAACGGATAATCTATCTGGTCGTATAGTAACACCACCGTTAAAGAAGTGTTCAAAAGCTGAACAAAATTGATTTAAAATAGGTAAGATAGTATGTAGGTAAAAAAGTTTCTGATTGGCGTCAATATTAGCATTATTACCTGATTTAAGGAGAACATAAGGAACTCCTATAGCCTTTGCCATGTCTTGTTGAATACGTTCAATAGAGTTTTCAAAATCTAATTGATCAAAGTTTACTGTAGAGAACTTATCAATTTTTAACCCTCCGTCTAAGATGGCAGGATTTCTTGCTCCGTCAAAGATGGTAGTGTAAGTAGAACGCCACGCCTCTAAAAGTCTTTGTTTAACTCTTTGAGATAAAATGTTGTCAGTAGTTAGTACAAATCCAGGAAGCGCGTTATTTTTGAAAAATTGGCGCTGAAATTTAATCATATAATAATAAACTTCCATCAAACCTAGAAT